TAACGTACATGTAAGAAAGGTCTACGGATGTTAGTTCCTAATACTTGATCGTATACAGTTGATGTTCCAGCAGGTACTAATACACCTTCAATAGAATTAATTCCACTGATAGCGCCACGAGTTGAAGCATCATTTAAGTATTTCCAATCAGTTTTGTAGAAATCATAAGATCCTCTTCTGAAACCGCTAAACCCTAAGTTTAATGCCATTTCTTCTGAGTTTTCAAATAATCCAAATGCAGTACCTCCAGCAGCACCACCAGAAATTGCAGCTAACATATCGTCAAAATCCAAAGCAGTTTGTCTTTGTAAAAATAACATGTTTTCTTCAATTGCACCTTGAGTATCTAAATTTTTCAAAATACCATCAAAGTCATCTATTCCAGCAGCAGCAGTAAATCCTACTTGTACATTACCTCTATCTTCAATAGCAGCAAATAAACCTTCAGTTCCAGCTAGTTTTGCAGCTGTTACAGCGTTTATGCCTGCATTTTTCTCACCTTCTACCATAGACATTTCTAAGTAATCTTCAAAACGTAGTCTTGTTTCAGACTCAGCTTTTAAGTACCATAAATATCCAGATGTTCCGTCTTCAGTAGCAACTTCAACCCAACCAATTTGAGCCATATCAGAACCATTAACTACGTATTGGCTTCTAATAATAATTGGAGTGTTTGAAAATTGTGTAAACTGTGGTTCTACAGAAACTCTAGAATTACCACCTGTCATTTCTACGCCTTTTTCATAAGCAGAACCGTATACAAATACTTTCAATTGATTAGGTCCAGGTGCACCAACAGTACATCCGTTTGCCGGGTCTTCTAAGTCTTTGTTGTTAAAAGGCTCTACAGTAATATCCTTAGCACCAGCGCCTACAGCAGAAGCAGTTACAAGACATTTTGCTTCACCACCTGTTACAGTGTCTAAAACAACTACAGTGTCATTTACAGAAATAACATTATCTACACCTGCTGGTATAGTAACAACGTTACCATTAGCAGGAGCTACACCAGCACCACCAGCAGTAGCAGAACAGCCGTCATAGGCAATGTGTAATCTGTTTTGCTCAGACCAAATTACTTGATCAGATGTCATTGGCATTTCAGCGCCAACCATTCGTAAGAATCCAGATAACGTTCTGTTTCCATAACGCTCTACTTCTTGTTCATAAATTTCAGGTAAGTATTGTTGTGCAAACGAATCGCCACCATTACCTTGTCCAGCAGGACCACCTTCATTAAATTTTAAGTAATTACTATTCAATATCTCTTGTGTTTGAGATGGAATAATACTACCAAATTGAGGAGTTAAACTCATAATTTTAATTTTTATTAGTTAAATTTTCTAGTTTTTATTTTTAATTTTGTAGAGTCAGCACCAGAAATAGCCTTAACTTTAAATCCGTTTAAGAAAACCTCACCTTGTTGTGATCTAGCTTTAGTATCACTTAAGTTTTTTGATTTGTTTACAACGTCTTTAACAGCGTCGGCTTTTCCCTGCTCATAAAAATGAGCTGCTATTTTATCTACGTTTTCAGCAGCATACATAGCTTTATGATAACCATTAACATCTGAAACGTTACCTTTATCGTCTAAGAACTTCTTGACGAGGTTTGTTATGTTAGATTGGTTTTCTGCAACTTTATCTTTGTTTTGAATATTATACTTATATTTCTTTTCACCTACAGTGATATCAAAACCTTTGAAATCATCGCTAAAAAGTTTTTTAGTATTATTCTTAAACAACTCATGTTGTTGCTTAGCTTGTTCTTGCTCCTTGTTATATCTATTGAAAAAGTCCATAGCTTTTTGTTGCTCTTGAGTTACGCCGGGTCTCAACTTGATTTCGTCGTAATATTTTTTCTTTGTTTGCTCTAAAAAGTTTTTGGCTTTTGCAACTTCTTCTTTAAACGCAAGTTTCTTTTTGCGTATATCTCTTTCCTCATCTACTTCTTCATCAAATACAAAATCTTCTAATAAAAGATCTACGTCTGAATTATCTAAATAAGGTTTATTTTTTTTGTAATATTCTTTTAATAGTGTAACATCGTCAATGCTAGAATAGTCAGCATTTAAACGAGTATAATCTTCTATTGTACCGCCAGTTTCTTCCATAAATGAAACTAGCTTTTCAATATTTTCAGGTAATGGTTTACCTAATACTTTTTCATCTCTTATAGCTTCTTTAACCTCCGCTTCAGCTTGTTTAACTTCAGCTTCAGTTACTTCTTGGATCGGAGAAAACCCTTCAGTAGTCTCGTTGGACTCTTGTATAGGTTCTCCCACCTTTGTGCTATCTCCGGATGGTTCTTCCACAGATACCTTCTTTGTTTCTCCGATTTGAATGGCATCGTCTTCTTTTTTTATTTCTACTTTAGTTACATTATCTTCTAACTCTACTAAAGGTTCTTTTAGATTAACATTTACTTTTACAATGTTATCTTTTGTTTCGTTTAATTTTTTTGGTGTTTTCTTTTTTGTTTTTAATTTAAAGTCACCTTCCTGCTTAACAGGTTCATTTGTTTTTATTTCTGACATAATATAATATAATTAAATAATTAAATAACGTTTACATAAACGCTTGCGCACCTTGCTCTTGTTGTTGTTCAAAGTTTATAGGTAAACCATCGTTTTTTCTTTGGCTTATCATTTCACTTTGCTGCGTTGCTTGCAATTTTGTTCTTTTATCTTTACGATCTTCTATTGCATTTTCTTTTTGCTGCATAGCTTGAACTTCAATCTGCTTTAACTGCATGTCAAACTGATGTTTTATTTGCAATTTTTGTTGATCAAGCTTTGCTTGTATTTCCATTTTTTGAATTTCCATTTGAGTTCTAGCTTGTTCATATTGAACTTTAGAACCGGAAATAGCTTCTTGTTTTTGAACTTCAGCCATAGCTGTTTTCTCAGCAGTAGAAGCTTGAGCGTCAGCTTGAGCCTGTATATTAGATTGTTGTATTTTAATATCTTGCTGTTGTTTACGCTTGCGCTTCATTTTAAGCATTTGGTTAGCAAGTTTAATATTTTTTATTTGACGTAAATCTATAGCGTCATCTAAATCAATATTACCTGCCTGTAAAGCAATTTGAATATTAGACTCTAATTTAGCTTGCTCTTCTTCATCTGGCTCTAATTCTAAGAATATACCAAAATCATGTAAGTTTAAATCAATTAAATTCTCTAAAGTTTTAACATTAAATGTAGATATAGAGTTTTGTAAAGAATTAGCTGTTAAAGGAAAGCTTAAAGCGTCTGCTATTTTTAATGAAATATTTTCTGCTATTCTTAATGTTATATATAATCCAGATTGATTTATATGTCTTGTAGCTGTATTTGAAGCATTAGCTGCTAGTTTTTGTAATCCAACCAATGTATTTCTATCGGGCAAGCTACCATCTCTAGCTTCATTAAGTCCGGTTACGTCGCGTATCATTTGTAAATAATATTGATACGTAGTAATTAAACTTTGTATTTTAGCGCCTCCACTACTACTTTGTAGTTCTTGAATTGGCACTTTACCTCTATTTAAGTCACCATCTTGTGTCAATGATCTACCAACAATAGAACCTGTTTGAAAATACATGTTTAATGCTTCAGCTGGATTATAATTAGTGCCATTACCAAGATCAACTTCAGCAAGTCCGTCCATATCTAAATACACGCCGTCTGGTACCATGCGAGATAATACTTGTTGTAGTTTTAAATGTGTTAATTGTATCATGTCTGCAAAGCCCACACACTTGCTTACTAAAGACTCTATTCTACCTTTATACATACGCGGCGCGCATATAGAGTAATTCATTTCAACTTTTGTAGTATCAGCATATGGCCTTGACATGTTTTCAGCAAGTTCCCACTTTAACATAGTGTCAGTTCCTAAAACTTTAGCACCGCTATATAATACTTCAATAGATCTAGATACTCTTTCAAACATATCACTTTCTGGCGGATTAAAAGTGTCTGGCTTTTCAATAGCCTTCATCAATCCTTGATCTGTTTGTTTTATTTTAAACACCTGATCGTTATATGTTTTATAATCAAAATATAAAACTTGTACAGTATTTTCATCATAACCTCCCCAACCAGTAATATACTGCCTGTTGCCAGGCATTTTTTGTATACGCTCTAATTCTTCATTAGAAATATTAGGAAATTCTTTTTTAAGTTCAGGTATTGTTATTGATTTTATTTCACCAACATAATATATGTCTTCAAAATTAGGATCCTCAGTGTATGAGTAAACCATGTAAGCAGGATCTACGTAATCAATTGTTATACCATTTGCAGTGTTAAAATTAGTTTTACAAGCTGCAATACCAATTGTAACTAAATCCATATTTATTCTACGTCTAGTTAAATTGTATTTGTTTTTAGCCATAATTGTAGATATAGCTTCTTCTTCAGCTATTTCAATTGACTGCTTGTATTTTAATTGCATGTGAAGTTCTAGCTCTTCTTCTGATTCTGGTATTAAATCTGTATTAGAAGTTTGATATAAATCAACGCCTAAAACCTGCTTTATATTTTGTATATATTCTTTAGAAATCATATCTTCATATATTTTAGAAGCATATGAAGTTCTTTTCTTTATTGAATTAGGATCTTGTGCGTAAGCTTTAATTTCATAAGCCTTTTGTGATATACCATTCACAACTATGTCTACAAACTTAGATAAAATAGGCACGGGTTTCCAGTCTAAATTTAAATAAGATAAATCACCGTTAATTGACAATTCATCTTTATATTTTTGTATAGACTGCTCTCCTCTAGCATATAAACGCAACTCGTGGAAATTGTTCCAGTTTGTTAAATACCTATTGCCATTAGTTCTACCAGATCTAAACCACTCGTACTCAATAGCCATTGCTACTTGACTACCGTATTCTAAACTACTTTTTTCAGCATTACTTACTACTTGACTTGGAAAAGCGCTATTTGAGTTAGTGTATATATTCATTAACTTATTATTTTTGATGTAGTTCCTCTATTGTCGTATCTTTTTATACCAAGATCAACAGGCTCTAGTTTAATTTTGTTTACAGGCGAATATCTATGTTTATTACAAGCCATTAAAGCTAGTCCAGAACTGATAGAAGCATCGTGCTTTGTTCTATTGTTAATATTAAATTTAGCCCAATCTTCTAGTGTTTTTTGAAAATACATATCTCCGTATCCAGTTTCTTTTAAACCTACAAATGTTTCTATATATGTTTCTATAGCTGAAGCATGTGCTTGTTTAATATCTTCACTAGAGTTTGGTATTCCACCTAATTCTCTTTCAGTTATAGATAATTTATTATATTTTCTATCTGGCCTATTCATAGAAAAACCTCTATAACCACGTTTTTTTAAATAATATAAAAGCCTAGGTTTATTGTTTTCAATTAATATTGGCATACCATAAAAAACACAAGCCATTAATACGTCTTCAAAAAATATTTCAGCTGTTTGTGGTCTAGCTATATATTCTAGAAAAAAATGATTAGGCGGTACATCTTCCATACAAAACTTTGTTAAACCGTGTAAAGATCCTTTTGAGCCTCTTTTATCTACTGTTCCTGATATATCATAAGGGTCGCATCCAAAAGCACCCATAAAATCATTACCTGGATAATATGTGTTATTTTTTTTATATCTTTTGTTTTGTATATGAGACGGCGGCACCCAACTTATTTTAAATCTACCGTTTTTATTTGGAACAAATATAACGTTTGTGTCTTTTTCTGCATTTTGCCACTGAAAACTACCTTGAGTAATATTTATAGAATTACGCATATCTTCGTTAAAATCTATTTGTTCGTAAATCTTAGTTAGATTAAATAAAGATTCTTTTGATTCGTCTCTAAACGCGTGTTTTTCTGTCCTAGGAAATTGTCTATAAAACTCATTTAAAGCATCTTGATCTTGCTTTAATCCAGCAACTTCGTTATCCCAATATTCTATTACACCTAAATCTATAATTTCACCTTGTGGTCCTTTAGCAGGTTTGTCTGGTGTTTGGAAGACAGGTATGCCATAAGAATCAATGTATCCTTCGTAGTTCCACTCCATAGGTATAAACAGGCTATATAATCCAGAGCGAGTTTGTCCATTCGCATTTCGTTGTGTGACGTCTGAGTCATTATATAGTTTTTTAAAGTTATCACCACCCTTGTCTAATGAGTTGCTAGTTGAACCCATCATGCATTTACCTATAATTCTACTACCTAATCGTAAGCAGGTTTTCGTAACCCTCCAGTTGTTGAGGATGTTCGTCGGACGTTCCCACTTGCCGCTCTCATCGTGGACGAGGAGTTTGAGTTTTTCACCGTCGTACGAGTTGTCGCCTGTGTTTTTCCAGTCGATCGTAGTGTCGAGCCCATCGATTTCTTGTAACTGTGCGTTTGTCTCAAGCTTCTTACGCGTGTACTTCGTTGCGGGTACCCTGTACGCGAGTTCTGTCTTTGGACGGTCCATTCCGTCCTGAATTGGTTTGAAAAAGAAGGGGTAATTAACCGATATCGGTACCACCTTGTCTGTAAACATCTTCTTTGCATCAGGACCAGACTTTGATAATATCCCAAATCTAGAGTCGCTTGATATGGTTGCCATATTAACACATTCTCCCGAGGCCATAAATGAAAACCCAGAACGCCTGTTCTTAA